ATAAAAAGAGGCAAGGAACACGCTAATTATGCCGTAGAAAATGCATTACTTAAAAAGGCGCTATCGGGTAATACGACGGCAATGATATTTTGGCTCAAAAATAATTACCGTGAAAAGTATTCAGACAGTCAAAAGACACCGCTTGAAGAACAACTTACTGAAGAGCAGATTAGACGTGCTGAGGCTGACGCTGACGTTGCCCGTGCTAAAGCTGACATCTTGACGGGTAGCGCTGGAAGTAATGAAAGTACAATTATTATAGACGACATTGGAGATGATAGTGACGACAGTGAAAGTGAAAGCGACGACAAGCAAGACAATAATTAAGATGTCAGACTTGGTAAATCCACACTTTAATACTATGTGGACAACTAACAAGCCATACATTATCGCAAAGGGTGGACGTGGTTCGTTCAAGTCTTCAACCATTAGTTTGAAACTTGTAACCATGATGAAGAAAGAAATTCAACAGGGACATGAAGCCAATATCGTGTGTGTTCGTGAAAATTCGGTAAACCTTCGGGATTCAGTTTATAAACAGATCCAGTGGGCAATTAGTATGTTGAATATGACAAATGAATTTACATATCAGGTATCGCCAATGCGGATTATCAATAAGCGCACAGGCAGTGCCTTTTATTTTTATGGTGGGAATAATCCTGAACGTTTGAAATCTAATACAGTGCAGAATTTAATTGCATTGTGGTATGAAGAAGCTGCCAACTTTGATAGTGCAGAAGTATTCGACCAAGCCAATCCGACATTCATTCGGCAGAAGTCCCCATTCGTGAATGATGTGAAAATCTTTTATTCTTATAACCCACCACGTAATCCTTATGATTGGATTAATGAATGGATAAAGCAGTGTGAAGACGACCCAGATTATTTCATTGATACATCAACGTACCTAGATGATGAATTAGGGATAACAACGAATCAACAGTTGAAATTGATTGATAGATATAAACACAATGACCTAGATTATTATAAATGGCTCTATTTGGGCAAGGTCGTTGGATTAGGGGACAATATTTATAATATGGACCTATTCCATTCGATTGATGAAATACCAGAAGATGATGAGTTATGGAATATCTATTTTTCAGTGGATTCAGGACACGAAACATCAGCAACCACAGAAGGTTGTTATGGTTTAACAGCCAAAGGCAGAGTTATATTGCTTGATACGTATTATTATTCTCCTGCCAATAAATCGCATAAGAAGGCACCAAGTGATTTGGTCAAGGATTTATACGAGTTCGAACAGAAGAACATTGACAGATGGGATATGGAGCCTTACAAGCGTTCTGCCGATAGTGCAACAGCTGATTATGCGTTAGATAATGAATTTTATAAGGAATATGGAATCCAATGGCACCATGTTGCTAAGACTAAAAAAGTACAGATGATTGACCACGTTCAGGACTTGCTCGCACAGGGCAGGTTTTTTTATTTGGACACAGAAGCCAACAAGATATTCATTGAAGAACACAAGCAATATCGTTGGGACCAAGACACGTTGGAATCAGACGACCCGAAAGTTATCAAGGTTAAAGACCACACATGCGATCAACTACAATATTTCATTTTGGATAATAGACGAGATTTGGGCTTGAAGTGGTAGCCAACAAAGGTAGGTGGAAACATGAACTTGCTAGACAGTATAAAGAGATTATGGCAGAAAGGACAAGTTGCAGTGGGAGAAAGAAAAGAACTCAATAAGATTACAGATGATAGCCGTATCAATATTGACGAACACGAATATGAACGTATTCATAGGGATTTCAGATATTACAGAAACCTATATCCAGTCAAGCATTACATAGACGCTTCTGGTGTTCGCCGTAAGAGAAAATATAATACATTGAATCTAACTAAAAGGGCGAGCCAAAGAATCGCTTCAATCGTGTTTAATGAGCAATGCAAGATTAGCTTTGATAATGAGAATTTAAACGAATATCTTAATCAAGTATTAACCGACAATGATTTTAAGAACCAGTTTGAAATGAACCTAGAAAAAGGAATCGTTGCAGGTGGTTTTGCAATGCGACCTTATGTGGATAATGACAAGATAAAAATTGCATGGATTCGTGCCGATCAATTCTATCCATTGCGTTCAAATACCAATTCGATTAGTGAAGCGGCAATTGCAAGTAGAACAAGCAAGGTGGAGAATAACCAGACAGCATATTACACGTTGTTAGAGTTCCACCAGTGGGTCAATGGTAATTACGTTATAACCAATGAATTGTATCGCTCAACACAGCCTGAAATCATTGGCATGCAGGTAAATCTTAAAGAACTATATCCAGACATAGAACCGCAAGTCGTTTTGAATGGTTCAGGTATGGTACGCCCATTATTTAGCTATTTCAGAATGCCGGGGGCTAATAATATCAGTCTTGAAAGTCCATTAGGCATTGGGATTGTGGATAATAGCAAATCTACATTGGATAATCTCAATCTTACTCATGATAGTTTCATGTGGGAGATTAGAAACGGCAAGAGAACAGTTGCAGTACCTGAAAGCATGTTGCGATTCGATAATAGAACACACAAGCCAATGTTTGATACAGACACAGATGTCTATTTGAAGATGTTGAGCGAAGACAATGGCTCAGGTATTCAGGATTTGACACATGATATTAGAGTTCAACAATTTACCGATTCAATGAATGCGTGGTTACGTGAGTTTGAAGGCAATATTGGAATGGCTCAAGGGACTTTCAGTTATAACGCAAATAATGGATTACAGACGGCAACAGAAGTCGTTAGTGAGAACTCAATGACATACCAGACGAGATCCAGTATATTGACGAATGTTACATCATGTATTGAGCAGTTATGCCAAGCTATTTTGGAAGTCGCAAGCGTACCAGAATTTTTCAGTGATGGAAAAGCTCAATTTACTATGGCTGACGAAATGAATTTGAATGATATTGGAATCCATGTTCAATATGACGATGGTGTGTTCGTTGATAAAGACAAGCAAATGGAAGAAGACCTAAAAAATGTCGTTGCAGGTGTATTGTCAAAGCAAACATTCTTACAACGTAATTATGGTTTGTCTGATTCAGATGTTAAGAAAGAATTGAAATTGATCCAAGAAGAAACATCAAACCAAGATACAGTTAGCGGTAAAGAAAATGTATTATTCGGCGGTGGCGATGGAGATTGATTACTCAAGATTATATGCAGGACAAGGCAGATGATATTAATAACCTTTATTCGAACCTGCAAAATGAAATTTTTAACAGGATTATCTTTTATTTAAGAGATTCAAACTACAAGAATGTTGGTAAGGATAATGTCTTATCGTGGCAGATAGAGCAGTTGTCTAAAATGGGCATGCTTAATAGTGATGTTGTTAAAATGCTCTCACAAGTCACAGGAGTGGCTGAAAAGAAGATTAAAAGCATGATTGTTGATGATGGCATTACCATTCAAGATGAAATGACTGCACAGCTTGTAGGAATGACACATAAATCGAATGTTAAACCAGACAATGAACAGTTATTGAATGGATTACTGCAACAGACATATTCAAATTTGAATAATGTAGTAAACCAATCTTTAATCAGCAGGAATGCGGAAGATAATGGAGCTCTAAGGGCATATCAAGACATTGTAAATAAATCAACAGTAGAAACAATTACAGGTCTTAAAACACATGAGCAAGCCATATTAGATAACGTTCAAAAATGGGTTGATTCAGGATTGAAAACGAACCTAGTTGATAAGGCAGGGCACAGGTGGTCGTTAGAAGGATATAGCCGAATGGTTATCAATTCGACGGCACATAGTACCTTTAACCAAGTTAGAATGTCGACCATGAGCGAATTTGAAGTAACACTTGCGTCAATGAGTTCACATGCTGCTTCACGTCCTGCATGTGCGCCAATTCAAGGAATGATAGTAAATACAGTTCCAAGGACTGATAAACATTTCAATCCACGTTATCCAACAATTTACGATCATGGTTATGGTTATGCGTGGGGTACACAGGGTGCTAATTGTAAGCATGAATTATATCCATATATTGAAGGTGTCAATACGAATCCATTCCACCACCCTGATACTAAAAAAGCCATTAAAAATGGCAAGATTCAGCAGAAGCAACGTGGATTAGAAAGATTAGTCAGACAAGACAAGAAGATGATTGCCTATGCTAAAAGTCAGGACGACGAGTTCGGGGTTTCTCATTACAAAAGTTTATTGAGTGGACACCGTGCAAAGATACGTGAAATAGTTAAAGACCATGATTTCTTACATCGTGATTATAGCCGTGAAAAGGTAATAACCAAGGTAGATAAATACATCATGCCTGACGCAAAAAATGCAGTATTCCATAAAGAAAAATTAACAAAGTATGCACTAGACCCAACAGCCATTGAAAGTGGTGGAGCTTCTAAGGCAAAAGTATTTCAAAGTGCATTAGGTTACAATTTAAATAATTATACAGATCTAATGGACAAGGTTTATAATGGCGTTACGAAATACGAAGCCATTCCACAAAATGACACAGAACATGGTCAAAAATACAGAATCAACATGCCTATAAAGGGTCCGAATGGTAATACAAGAAGTGTTAGAACAGCTTGGATTAAAGACCCTAATAGCGGGGAATTAAGGCTCACAAGTATTTTTGTTAATCATAGAAAGAAGGGATAGCATGACACCAAAGAAGTTATTACCTGAATTTAGTTGGATTAAAACCAAAGATGGTATTACTGGTGCAATTCTTGAAGTGTATGACACGAAGCCAGATTATTTGGCTGAATATTACCCACATTCTCAAGTTGGCGAAGATGATGACATTACATTTTCCGTAAATAATGAAGATATTATTGATTATAAAATACCAAAGCATTAAATAATTATTGTCCTGAACATGACATTAAACCGTTCTTTTTTTATGCAAAAAAATCCGTCGTGGTCGTTACCACGTACAAAAAAATGTTAGGAGAATTTAAGCATGGAACGTAAAGCATTAAAAGACTTAGGATTATCAGACGAACAAGTAAATGGAGTAATGAAGGCTTACAATTCTGATATTGACCCAATCAAGAGTGAACTCGAATCAGTAAAGACAGAACGTGATTCATATAAGCAAGGCGTTACCGATCGTGATTCTCAATTAAAGGATTTAAAAGAAAAATCAGGCGACAATAAAGAATTAAAGGCTCAAATTGCTCAATTACAAGATGATAACAAGAAATCGAATGATGATTTTAAGGCTCAACTCGCAAGCGTTAAGAAGGATAATGCAATCAAATTAGCATTGCGTGACAGTAAAGCTAAGGACGCAGACTTAGTGTTTAAAGATTTAGACATGTCAGGTATTGAATTAGGCGAAGATGGAAAATTGACCGGTCTTGATAAGCAAATCAAGGATTTAAAAGAAAGCCATGATTACTTATTTGAAAATGATGAACCTGAACCTAACAATCATATCAATGCGTTTAAAGGTGGCAATCCTTCTGGAAACAATGGCGGGCAAGAAGATTCATTAGTTAAAAAGATTGCCGATCGAATGAGCGGTAAATAACAAATAGGAGTGTGGAGACATAATGACAGTAGTATTAGATTCAAAAGACATGGCAGAATTAGATAAAGAATATCAAGCTGATTCACAAATTTGGCAACCATTAACAGGTGGTGCAAAGAGTGTTACATCAGCTGATTTTGTCGGAACTCATGAAGTTCGTATTAATAAAATGAGTGGTTTAGTTCAACCATCAGAATATAAACGTAATCAAGATAATGTACGTTCACAAGTAAGTATGGATAAAGAAACAGTTAAGCTAACACATGAAGACTGGTTCTCATATGACCTTGACGAATTAGACATGGACGAAAATGGAGCATTAACAGTAAGTAATGTAGTTGCTGAACATAATCGTTTAGTTACAATTCCACGTCGTGACAAGGTTGCTATGCAAGTTTTGTATGATAATGCAGGCAAGAAAGTAACAGATACAATCGACGCTAAGAATGCTCTTGACGCTTATGACCAAGCCGAAGCATATATGACAGATAACCAAGTTCCCGGTGGTTATGTATTGTTCGCTTCAAGTGGTTTCTATACAGCATTGAAGAATGCAAGTGGTGTTTCTCGTACATTCTCAACTAACCAAATGGGAATCCAAGGAATCAATCGTACAGTTGCACAAATTGATGGTTCAGTGCCTATTTTGAGAGTTGCTAAAGACCGTTTGGCAGGTCTATCAATCAAAGACACAGTTCAATTTGCATTAGCACCATTGACAGCAGTTGCACCAGTTATCAAGTATGACAATGTTTCTGTAATTGACCCATCAACAGATCGTAATGGTAACCGTTACACAATTAAGGGATTATCATATTACGACGCAATCGTTCTTGATAATGCCAAGTCAGGTATTTACGTGAGTGCAGTTCCTGCAAGTTCTGGTTCAAGTTCAAGTTCAGGTTCAAAAGCCTAGTTAATACCCACAGATAGGGGTGTAACACATGAAGCAAATGGAATTTGCAAGATATACAGAATTAGGATTCAACAAGTTAGACAATGATTCATTCAATAAAGTTATAGCTAGTTCGCAGTTATTGGTTGGTAATCTCGCTAAGGATTATTACGAATTTCATGATATTCAAAAAGACTTAAATTCTGATGATGATTTCATCAAGTTCAGAGCAAACCAATTTCAGAAAGCAATTTGCGTACAGTGTGAATTTGCAGATGATTTAGGGGCTTCAAGTCTGGTAGAGCAACAGAAGGCAGGTATTACAGACGTTCAAATAGGCAGAAAACATCTTCAACAGTCAAGTAACCCAGTAAATGCGGTTACCTATGGCAAGTCGGGTGTATATTTGCCTGCATATGAATTGTTAGTACATACAGGGCTTCTTTATCGTGGGGTTGATAGTCATTAAGTTACCAACGATTCCCAAAGAGATGGCAAACCAATCAGTTGTGTTAAAGCTCAAGACAGGCGAAGTGGATAATTGGGGCAAAGAAGAATACGAAAAGATTTCTATTGAACATTGTGTAGTTCAACCACAGACAATCTATTCAGGAAGTAACAATAACAGGCAGATCGTTGCCAATGCTATTGTATTTTTTTATGCCAAAATCACTAATCCAATGCCAGTTTTGAACCCTAAGCATGTTGGTTCGACATTGAATTTTGAAGGAAAAGACTACTCAATCACTCAAATTACAGATAATCGTGACCCATACAGCAATGAAGTATGGTCGTATGAATTGGAAGTGTTATAAATGGCAATCAATGTATCAATAAACATGAAAGGTATTAATGATATGCCTAATCGTGTAAAAGCAGGGCGTAAGGCGGCGGCTTCTCAAGCACAATCAGAGATGGAGCAATATGTGCCTTACAAGGAAGGGGATTTACGTGACGATTCTTACGTTATTGATGATGGTAGAACCATCAGATATACCCAACCATATGCTCATGCTCAATTTATTGGATTGATAGACAATCAATATCCAATCCATAATTATTCGACACCGGGGACTGGTAAACGTTGGGATTTAAGGCTAAAGGGTAATAAATCGAAAATGAGACATGTTAAAAAAGCATTAATCAATGGAGCCAAGTTATATGGACCTAATAGATAGATTATGCGAAGCCTTAAATACAGTTCCAGATTTACCAACCAGAGTAAGAATAGGGTACATGCAAGCTGATGATTCGATAGGATTATATCCATTGCCGGGGTCTTCTGTAATTGACCAAGATTGGGCAGGAAACCAGACGAAACGAATCAATTATGAAATTGCGATCAGAACCAAAGACCAAGAATTAGCGAATGATTCACTATGGAAAATCTCAAATTTCCTAGAACAGTTGAATGATATTGAAAGTAAGAACGACAGCTTTCAATTTGACGAAATCGAGCAAACAGGATTGCCCAGTGTGTCTGAACAAGATACGCAAGGTTATTCCGTGT